CTAACATATGCGGCTTTAGGAAGTGCTTCTACAACTTGGCGAATTTCTTCGTAAACAGCAATAAGTTGCTGAATATTATCTTCGTCATACTGATAGGATTCAGTAACCAATTGTTCCCAATCTTCCTTGATAAGACCAGCGCGTTCTAACCAGATTTGATGTTGTATAGACATTTTTTCCCCTTTATTAAGTAATTTGACCAACTCGGTATATTTATATACCGCCAGTTTTATATTTAGTCATCCAATAAAGTGTCTAATGAAGCAATAGTAGATGCAGCATCCGTGTGATGGATTGCTGTACCGCGTGCCTCAACCCAGTCAATGATAACAGAAAATGTGTCATCAATGATAATGGATTCTGGTGACGCAAAGGTATACTTCAAGCTTTTACCTGGTACAAAATTGCGTGGATAGTTGATACCATGAGAAATCAACCATTTTGTTTTCTGGTCTGAAATATCCTCATGCGAATCTTGCCTTGCTGTAGAAGAAAGAATCTCTACAGGAATATCTAATGTGTTCAAGTGATCCAATAACATCCTTGCATCTGGCATCATATCAAGGCTTGCAAATTGTTTAGTCTCAATAAAGGTGTTGAAGTAAGGACCAAAATTACGGTTCCTGTCAGCTTGTTCAGGTGTAATATGAAACATTTCTTTGTATCTCTTGGCAAAATCAGCAATCACGCCGTCCATGTCCAAATAGATTTTTGTAAACTTACTCATTTGTAATTGCCTCTTTTAAAATATTCTTAAACTTAACTTTATCGTATGTAATAAATGGTGCATACTTTTCACACTTCAATTTCCAGGACGGCCAGATAATGTCATCACTAATCTTTTTGTCCCACATGGAAAAGAAGTTCATCATATCATTCAGTATCACCAATGTTTCAATCGATATTGAATTCTGCATTGCACCAACTAGTAAGTCAGGATACTCACCAGGCCTTACCTTCATCAATTCATCAGGACTATTTACCTGTTCTAAGATGCGTACTATATCAGATTCAAAATTATATGTCAAGCTCTGAGAAATCTTTTGCCACTTCTTATATACATCTTCACCATTTGGTCCAGTCATTTCACCAACCCAAGTTGAGTCGCCGTATACAAAATTGGCCACATAGAAGTTCCTGAGTTCATCCAACGAGTATTTGCGTGATAACTTGTAGAAGCTATATTTATCTTTGCGCTTCAGGAAGGTATCTTTGCTCACATTAGTTTTTCCATGATACTTAAAGAAATCATAGGAAGACGAGGTGAAATGTAACTTCAAAGCATTATATAACGCAAAGGCTGCAAAGCCTGTACCTTCATTCATAGTGGCAGTTTTGCGGCCTTCTTGATTAGATTTACTGACTGTGCTTCTTCACGAATACGAGCCTTTAGAAATGAAGAAACCAATGTTGCTGCAACTTCTACCTCGATGCCTGTTTCATCACAATATTGGATAATGACATCCATACAAGGCTGACCTTGCTCATCAGCCATCTCCAATATTTTAGTAGAGAAATCGGATATTTCTTCTCTAGTTGCCATTATCGTTTACCTAGTGCAAATGTGATGCAGGTTGCAGTAGGTAATTGTTCATAAGCACACTTCACGGAAAGTGGATCAACGCCTTTTGAGATTGCTGATTCCATATTCTTTGCAAAGTTATTGCGTTCATTTAATTGGTAAATGGTTACAGCTGCAATAGTAGAACCAATTAAAATGGTCACACAAACAATATATGTCATTAATTCTTTATTCATAAAAACTCCTATTTCTGTCAATATTATCCACACGGCTTCTATAGAAAATGTGATGACCTATTTTCTTCACTTTTTCCAATTTCCATTGTGGATTTACATAGTCGGCATGATAGTATGTTGCACCTTGTGTAACATCTTCCTTGAGGTCACGATTTAGAATCATATCCACGGCCAACTCACGAACTTCATTATACAACGAACTATCTCTAATTGTCAAGCGTTTATCGGTAATGTTTTTATCACATAACCATGAAAACTGACAGGTTCCTCCCGTCTTCTGATGAACAACTCCGCAAATATCTTTACTGTAACCGGATTGAACACGATTAATGGTAACAAAAGCAATAGCTTGTTTACCACTCAATGGTTCATGTCCAGCTTCAAAGTAAATGTTCTCTGCAAGGCATGTAACCTGCCTTTTTGTTGCCTCAGTGAGATCCCGATAATTAACTTTTAGAGGAATTCTATAATTAATGTTTATCGTAGCGAGGCAAAGAACTATTGCGGAAACTACTATGCTGAAAAGTATTGCTTTACTTCGCATGGGTTTCCTTTCGAAAAAATGATAGGTTATTGGACGGGACTACCGTCAGAGATAACCTATTAAACTCTTTTTAGTTTAGAAACTAAATTTAACGCCAGCAGTAATACGGCTACCGTTTTCTGCAACAACCCGGTCTTGACCAGCTTGGTAACTGTAATCAAGTCCTGCTGTAACTGACTTGGTAATTGGCATACGAGCACCAATACCAGCAGAAGCGGCATAACCATCATAAGCTGAACCTGATTGGCTATCGATAAAAAGAAGACCAAATTTAGCATCAATTGATACAGGTCCCATTTTTGATACCTCTACACTATTAACCAAACTGTAAGAGTCAGCGGATGTAGAACGATTGAATCCTGCGGTTAGGTTATAACCATGTACGGTTTCACCAACTGATACACCCCAAACATTTTGTGTTGAGCTAAGATTGGTGCCATCATTGATACCAACTTCTAAAGCCTGTGCGCTTGCAAATACACCCATAAGGGATGCGATAAGTACGAGTTTTTTAATCAAAATTTTCTCCTATTGTTGAACAAATTGCCGACTGATTGGATAATAAGGACAGTCGGCGAAACCTCAGCTTAGCTTAAGCAGCTAGGCGATATGCGGAGTCGTTTGCATTTACGTTTTTTGCTTGATTAACGGTCATCGCCTACCGTGCTGTCCACTCTGTTACTTGTTGCCCTGTCGAAACTATGCACCCCCATCAAAAACGCACCAAAGGACTTGAACCTTATTTCTAGAATAGTACCATACAACCAGAGCGACTGGCAGATGCGTTTTTGGTGGAGGTGGGGGGATTCGCACCCCCGTCCAGAACACTTTTCTCTTTGCTTCATACAGCAATAAAATACACACTTAGGGAGATTCTCACTCCCGTACCCACAAAGTGGGAACTTAGTCTAATTGCACAGCTGAGCCATGTCCCAGTTCATAAGTGTGTTAATTATATATTGTATCACAGGATTAGAGACTTGTCAAGCCTCTCATAATTTAAGTGTTTTCGAATATATTTACAAAAACTGTTCCGTCTTCCAGTGCTTCTATTTCATGCCATTCGTTTGCTGCAAGATTAATTGGTTTTGAAAACTTATTGATAATTTTTTCACGACCTTCTTTGCGTAGGATGCAACTACCTGCATTGCATATTGTAGCGTGAGCGAATGTGTGTTCATGTTTTGGTAATCCTTCATTCATGTTGGCGTGGTAAACATTGAAAGATGCGCCGGCATAATCAAATTGATGAATAGGATTAACAACAATCATAAATCTTCTAGACCTTGTATTACTGGACCTGTAGTAACAGGAGTTCTTTTAATTCTATTTTCAGAAGTATTAAAATACCACCAATCGGCCATAACATCATCTTCACATTCCAACCAATATGTTGGTTCTGCTGGTGTCCAAGATTTTGTATCACATACATCTGCAATTCGATAACCATTTTCTACAAGTTCGTTTGGACATACTAATGCATATTTCATTTAAATGCTCCTTTTAATACTCAATAATTACATAACCAGCTGTACCGGAATTATTAGGATAGTAACCTGTTCCAGCTTGACCAAGACCTCTATCATCAACACTCAAATTAGTTAAAGAATAACCAGGAGTTGTAAAGCCTGTTGCTGTACCATTCGCAGCTGCGGCCGGTTGTGAAGGTGAAGTTCCGCCTGCAGCACCAGCACCGCCGCCGGTACATTGAATTGTGCTGATTGATTGTGTTCCAGAAGATATTGAAGAAGTAGTTCCAGCATTTCCAGGACTACCAGGATTTCTACCGCTTTGGACGCCGAGGCCTCCGGCACCAGCTGTTCCAACAACTATAGTTAATGTTAAACCTGGTGTTAGTCCAGTAATCCATTGAATTCCCTGTGCTCCGTATCCACCATAACCTCCAATAACATCAATGTATCCACAACCTGAAGGATATCGTCCATTGCCACCGGCGCCGCCACCTCCACTAACTACCCTAGCTTTTAATGATGTAATTCCAGTGGGTATAGTAAATGTGCCGTTAGCACTAAAATATTGTGCTCGAGGTCCCACATAAGAAGAAGCAGTATTTTGTGTACTATTATCTCCAAATGTTATTAAACCATTTCCTAATGATGTTGCCATTGTTTTCCCCTTTTTTTTCTTACCACCTATTTATAAGGTTGTTTTATAGAATTCAATCGCTTTTACTAATCCCTCAATGTGGTCTTCTGTCTTTTCAACAAACACCAATGGTTCAGAACCATCTACGGCCATCAAGGTTACAATCTGGTCGACAGGTGTACCAATCATTTCTTCTAACATCAATGCATATGCAGTTTCTTGCCAAAAGTAAGACATAATCTTATCTCTTGTTTTGATTCGGCTACTGGTTTTAAAGTCAATAATGGACAGTTTATTATCCCAATGTGCAATCAAATCAACACGCCCAGCAACACCAAGTTTCTTGGAAAACAATGTACACTCTTGATACCAAATATCAGATACATTCGCATCTATGATTGGTTTAAGACTCTTGAACATTTCCAATGCATCAGGCATGGCTTTCTTTGAATACTCTGAGTTATTGTTTAGATATGCTTCACAGAGGCTATGCACATTCGTACCACGGCCAGATGCTTTACGCGAGATTTTATTAGCTTCTTCTTCACCAACACGTTTACGCCACGCAAGTATGTCAGCTTTACTCATCGCACCTAAAACGGTGGTAATGGAAGGCAATCTTGTACCATCAGCCAACTGATAGTATCTTTTACCATCAGGAAAAGTAGTAGATTGTAAATCTTGTAAAGATTCAGGTGGGCAGTAGTTAAACATTATATTCCTAATTTATCGCAGGCAACAATCCATGATTTAACCAAACTGCTGCGAACAATGTCTTCTGGTGTAAATCCAATTTCAGTAAACTCATTCATATGTCTTGCAACATTCAAAAACTCTGCAAGGCCTGATATATCATTCCTACTCTTAATTAAGTCATTCTGTTTCAAGTCACCAACAAAGATAATCTTAGAACGGTGACCAACACGGGAAATAACCGAGCTCAATTCGTGAAATGTCATCGACTGACATTCATCTACAATAATGATAGAGTTGTCAATAGAGATGCCACGAATAGCTGTAGTGGAAATAAATCTAGCGTAACCTTGTTCCTTCAATCTATCCCACGCATCGGAACGACCAAAAAGTGTCTCACATATTTCTTTGTAAGGCACTTCATAAATCTCCATCTTTTCATCTAGTGTACCTGGAACAAAACCTTGGTCTCTTACCTGTACAGCAGAACGAACAACCACAATATGTGTAAATGGATTGTCTTTGTTTAGAACTTCTTCAATTGCACGATACAATGCTAAAAATGTTTTACCGACACCTGGTGATCCTAATAGGCCAATAAAGTAATCACCTGTTTTATATGCGTCAAAGAACTTTTGTTGATTTTGTGTTAGTGCTTCAAATGTTTTTAAATGGTCTAATTTTATTTTTAAAGAGTTTGAAACGGGTAGGTGTCTGTGTATTACCTCATCACCTTCAATCGAATCATCACGTTTTTGTATTGCTGTTTTTCTATTGCTTGCCATGAAACATCCTTGTTGTTGTTGCGGGATTATTTGGAGGTTTTTGTTTTTGCAAATTCCTTCTTTAGTAAAGCAGCTACTTTGGTTTGTGAGACTTTCTTGGCTGGTGCTTGATGTTTTTGTGGCTGTTTGTAATAGCCAGTACCAAGAAGTGCAGGAATGCGATAAGGACGATTAATTACCATTCTCTAGGCAACTTTGTTTTATGACCTGACATTGTGTTTCCTGGAATGGATTCTTTCATGCGTTGAATGACACCACGCTCAAAGGCCATATGAGCTTGACCGATACCGGGAACAGACATACGAGCACCATCTGACATAATTGGAAGATTGTGTGCTGTGTGATAGCGTTCAAGGTGTGGATTGTTTTGAGTAAACGAATCTAATTCCGCAATTCTCATACGGTGTTCTTCTACTTCGTTTGTATCTTTATTTAAGAAATCATAGCTGGGCATTATACCATCCTAGAACATTACGAGAGTTAATCTTACCACGCCATGAGGCTAGGTGCGTCTTATTATTTATATTCAAGTCCTGTTAGTCTTATGTTAATTTCTCTACATAGCTAAGCCAACCTGTTGTGATATACTTATGTTGTGTCGGTGATTTGATTCCTCTGTGTGTATGTGTCCAATCGGCCGGCCATATTAATGTCAATCCTTTTTTAGGTTTAGTAATTAATTTTTGATGATAAAATTCAGTTCCACCTTCATCGGTAACATCATTCAAATATGTCATAAAAGCCAAATGTCTATCAGAATTTGGCATAGTTCTTTCTGAGTGCCAAACAGCATATGAACTTCCGGGTTTGTAATGTTGTATGTTTATTGTTTCTATGAGAGAGATGGGATTGTACCAATTACAAACTTGATATTTTTCAATATACTTGTTCAAACATTTTTGTAATTCTACTGTATATCTAAAAAAAACTTCGCCGCAAGAATTAAGAGATACCTCAGTAGTATCTTTAACCTCTTTGTTAATTATATTATGTCCAAAAACTCCAATGTGTTTAATTGGACTAATGTTATATGCTTCTATTATTTCATCACACAAATTCAAATCGTCAATATATGTTTGATGTATAAAAGACTCATAAGGTATATTTGACATTATATTGTTTGAAACCAATTCGGAACATTACGGGAATTAATCTTACCACGCCATGAGGCTAGGTGCGTCTTATTATTTATATAGTAATTGTGATATGATGCCATAGAATCACCTGGAATTTTTACTTCATCAGGCATTGCAGGTGTGGGACCTGTAAAATCACCTTTTGGTATATTATTTGGTATCATTTTAAGGTCGGGTA